CACCGTTGCCTAAAACATATGCATCTAAATTTTGTAGTGCATAATTGATGTATGCTTCGATATTGTTATTTCTTATGTTCTTACCTAACTTGCTGTCTCTGTATGTTAAGATTGCACCCATGTTACTTGCATCACGATGTTCTTTTTCAATTCCGTTTAGGTTTTCAACCCATCTAACTTCGATATTTTGTATTGCACTGCCAAGATGAATGCCTGTAACTGTAACAATTAGTCCAGCAGTTGCACTGTAATCACTTTGACTTAAAAAACGACCTGATGAATCTAATTTTCTAATACGCAGGTGTTTTATATTGTTGTGCAAAGGACTTGTAATTACAAAATAAAATATACCTTGCCTTTTTTCGTATGCAAGAGCAGTTTCTCTTCTCACAATCCAATCACCTGCTTTTTTACTGTCTGTTGAAATAACACTGTTACCATCAATAGAAGTAAATTGATGTGTGCTTGGATATACATCACTGGCCAAAAATGCAACACCTCTATCACTGCTAAAAGTTATTTGAATATCACCTTGTGTTGTTGCATAATTGTTGCCTATAGTTTTAAGGGTTTTAAAATCTACTGTTGGGTTTGCATCAAAACTGTCTATACCTGTAATAGGCACATCTGGTTGTTCTGGTAATGGGTTTTCAATCTGTCCATCATCTGCAGAATCAGGTTCTGGTGAAACAGGAGGCACAATGCCAATTGGTCTATCAGGTAATGTTCTAATTCTTGGTCTTAGTTGTATTTCATCTGGTTTAAAAATAGGCGGCACTACAATATATGGCGAAGTTTCAATAAAGTCATACACTGTTGCATCATGTTCTACTGCCGATATGTCCACAGTAAAATCTGCGTTCAACTTCATTGCCGCTACTCTAAACTGTTTGTCTGTAAACGCCAACACTGTATCTGTTAGTGTAATAACATCACCTACTTCTACATTCAATAATTCTTGTGTGCCAGTAAACTGTATTGACTTTTGATTACGCGACTTTTTGTAGATCTGTCTTGCAGTTGTTTCTGCCATTGATTGGTTTGTTATGCTGTGGAATGTAAATTCTTTTACAAGTTTTTCATTGTTGTCTGTGCTTTGATCACCACTTACACTATACACAACCTGTTGGTTTGTAAATTCTTTGTCAGGATCAATATAGTTTACAAGAACTTCATTTAGTTTTGTATTCTTACGCTCACCATCAAGTGTAACACCGCCTACAATGTAATCCTTATCTACAGCAAATGCAATCTGCACATCTGTTTCGCTTGGATCATCAAAGCGTGTGCCTCCATCTTCCATTTTTAATTTGTAACGACCGCCTACATATGGCATAATACCTCTTGCACCTGCAACCAATAGTTTAACATTGTCTAACAGTTTCATATTGGTATCAACCACTGTGTTCATTGTAAGCACAGGTCCTGTAAACTGTCTACCATTGTCTGTGTAGTAGTTCATTTGTGCTTTACATTTTTGTGCTACATGACGAAATGCTTCTGCGTTGATTTGTTCTTTGGGTATACCACAACCATATCTATCATTCATAAGATAGTCGAGTAAACAGTTTGCAGGATTTGTTCCTACAACACCACTTACTGCACTACCCTGATTGTTTGTAGTTGTTTGTCCATGATAGCGTTTAGACAAACTATCATAGTCTGCACTCAGTGTGTCATTGCCGATTGTGTGGGCACTAACATCGTATACTTTTTTACCCAACACATCAAACTGCACCTTAGGCATACCACCTTGCCAAGGAAATGAATCTTGATTGTCTTCTGTAATTTTAGGATATTTGAATTGAAGTGCCACATAAGCAACACCTGGTAGTTTTCTTGTTTTTAGTGTCCAAGAAGTATCTCCACCTGGTGAATAATCACCTGACAGTATTTCTGAGTTTGTATTGCTGTTTGTTTCTTTGCCGTTGTATACCTGCATTTCAATTAGATTCTTAAATCTACCTGCTTTGATTTGATAGCGTTGTCCATGCACATATGTTTGACTTGCACCAGTAGTGCCAAAACTGCTTGGTAATGGCAATTCAATATCATCTACAAGTATTCTATTGATGCCTTCAATTTCGCCTTCGCATACAGCAATACAGGCAATTAGATATTCATTTCTATCACCTTTGGTTTCTGCAAATATAAGACTACCACCAACTCTTCTAAATCCATATACAACAGGTATAGCAACATTGGTTCCGTTCTTTGTGATTGTAACACCTTGTGCTGATTGGTCCGCAGGAACATTGCCCGGTGTAGGCACATCAAATGCACCCATAGGATTGAAAACAAATCCTACAATGTCGCCAACAAAATTAACAACACCACGAACAATGTTTACAATACCTTTTACTATGCCTTTGACAACATCAGTAATACCTTTTACTATACCACCCATTAGTATTCCTCTACTTTGTGAACAAACCAATTACCACAGTGTTCACCTTGCTTGTGTTCAAAGTAACTACTTGCTCTTTCAATTTGATCTACTGAACCTTTGTAGTCTTTGCCAAATGCACATACACTTGACTCAAAAAACTTTGCGCCTTTTTGTTTGCATTTCTCTACACAGGCATTCCATAAACTGTCTGCTAACCATTTATTTCTTTCACCATCTTCAATATAAAAATATGCAATTTGTCCATACAGTGTTGGATTCCATATTTTTGTATGAAAGAATATAAGTGCATAACCAATTAGTCTACCTTCGCTTTCAACAACAAAACAAGTGTTGATAGGATCCATCATTAGTTTTCTAAATGCCAATGTAAAGTAATGATCGTCCCATGGCAGTTCTTCTGCAATCTGCATTTCTTTGCCATGCTGTCTTGCAAGTTTGATCATTTCATTAGTATCATTGGGTTCAAACTGTCTAATCATTACTTTTTGCCCCACTTCAAATCGGTTAGTGTTTCATGACTGAATTGCATTGAAAAGTCTGCAGGATGTTCTCTTTGAAAATTTTCGTTGTTGGTTCTGCGTCCATTAACTTTTTCAAAGTCTGTAAACTGACTGTCTACTTGAACTGTTAGTGTTGCAGTGTCCTGTGCATCTTCTACCCTGTAACCTGCAATCTTGCCTTTGAATATAGTAAGCGGTCCATCACCTGCACTGTCATAAATTAAATCTTCTGTTGCTTGATCCCACAGTGCTCTATATACTGTAACATCTTTGTTGATTACATCACTGGTAGCAAAACGCAACATTGTAGTTGAATCCAATGCTGTAAATGTAATTGAAATATTGGTTACTTGTGTTTCTGAGTTTTCAGTTGTTTCTGATATACCTAAGAAGTTGCCTTGTGCTTCATATGTGTTTCCAAAGTATGAAATATCATACGGGGCATCTGTGTAGTAGAATCCTGCGATGTCTAACAATACATAACTGACCAACGCCTGCCTTGCAAGTGCTGTATTGGTTACTGTAGATAGACCTCTGCTCATTATACCGCCTCTTGAATATCAATTTCATAACCCACAAGTCCATCTGTTCTATAACCAAACTCTTGAATATCGTTTGAAAGAATCATTCTAAATTCAACATTGGATACCTGAATAGTTGCACCTGTGCTGTCTTCATCTACTGCTGTAATAAGTCCTGGTTGAAAGTTGATTGTTGCATCACCACTACCATCAGTCGTAACATCTTCTGTAACCATATAAACCTTTGTATGATTTGGAAATCGGATGACATCACCTGCCTTGAGGATTGTTACTGAAGTGTCGCCTGATCTAACTGTGCAAGAAGTTGATCCTGCACTGTTTGTTCCTGTAGGATAAGTGTTTTGATTTGGTAATCCACTTTGTGTAGTTGACACATTAGGAATAATAATATCAAATTCATTTAGACTGCCTTGGCATCTTGAAACAAATGCTTGAACTGGTCTTGACTCTGTAAGTGTCATAGGCGGAAACTGTAAAGTGCCGCTCCACACAGTTGTTGAATTTGTTGCTCTAATAATTCTACCACTTGCTGATTCTGTTTTTTTAGTTGCAGTGTTCTGTCTAAAATTAGCAGTAGTAAAACCTGGTGTTTGTGGAAAATCTCCTATAAAGGCCATTATACTGTTACTCCTGTTTTACCACGACTGTTCATCGCTTGGTTAATGATACCCACGATTGTGCTTCTGCGTTCTACAAGCAGTTGATCAAAACCTCTGGCATCAGTTGTTGTTATGTTAAAGTTTACCTGCACAGGTTCATTTCTACCACCGTTCATACCTTCAAGTGCGTTTGCTACTTCATTAGGTATAACTGTGCCTGGTTGTCTTGGAACAAATATCTCTGGTCCTGCTTCTCCAACAAGTGCTGGTTCACCCACCTTAGGATTACCACCTCTTTGATAAGGTTGTGCTCTAATACTTGCCACCTGTGCAAAACCACTTGCAACAACGGCCGCCGCCGCAAGGAAGTTAAATGGTGGTGGATAAGAAGCAAGTGCCTTGGTAGCACCTAAGTAAGTGTTTCTAATTGCTTCTGCGATTGCTATTGCTTTTGAAATCGCCGCAAACTTTTTGTTCTGTTGTGCTAATGAACTGAATAGAGTTTTTGCTTGTCCAATAGCAAATGTAGTTTTTTCTGTTTGACTTTTATTTTCAAAGTCATAATATGCTTCTGCTTCTTCTTTTGTTCTGCCTTGCTGTTTTAATTTTTCAATAGTTTCTGCTTTAGCAAGTGCCTTGGCCGTTTCTTCTTGTTTTTTAAGAGCGGCCATACGCTCTGCTTCAAATTGTTTTTCAATGTTACGAATAGCAGTAGCACGATCTATGCCTGCTTCTTTCAATGCTTCTTCTGTTAGCAATCCTACTTCTTTGATTGATTCATTCTTTTCATATTCAAGACGCTTAACTTCATCAACATACTTGAGAGCATTTTGAATCTGTGTTTCTCTTAATAATCTATCTGCGTCTTGTTCTTTTTTTCTTAAATCTGTAAGAAGTTTTGTTTTTTCTTTTTCTAATCTTTCAAGTAATTCTTTTTTGCCAAGTTCTGAACCTTCAAATGATTTTGCATCTGCTTCTTCTAATGCTTTTTTGTTTTCAGTATATTCGCGTAGGATTTTTTCGCGTTCATCTAATAATGATTTTTCAATTGCAAGAATACTCTTTGCTTGTTTTTCAATTTCAGCACTTGTTGTGCCTGTTGTAATGCCACCTATGTCTGAAGTGCCTGCATCAGCAACAGCATTTTTCTTTGCTTCAATTTCTGCTAATTGTTTTTCAAGATCTTGTCTTTCTTCATCGGAAACAAATTTGAATACATTCTTTTGGAATCCTTTTTGGAATGCACCTTTCATTCTTCCGCCGAAATCATCAAATGCATCTCTTGGATCTTCAAAGTTGAATATCTTTGTAAATGCGTCAGCAAATACTTTACCAAACTCTTTTACAACCAATCCAAGTCCATGAAATGCGTTTATAAAACTATTTGCAAAGACTTCAAGGCCATATAATAATTTTGTGCTTAGAGTTGCTTCAACTTCAAGCAATGGTTTGATTAAATCATACATTGCCACTGCCGCAGTTGCCGCCAATACAGCAATTAATCCAATTGGGTTTCTTGCCATTGCCGCAGTTAATGCCTTAACACCTTTGGTTAGTCCACCAACTGCTGTTGTCATTGCAACAACCTTGCCTACTGCCAATGTTGAAAGGAATACTCCGCCAAATACAGCG